AACACGCTTTGCCCATTCTAAACTTTGATAATCAATTGACTTACGACTATCAAAAGCATCTCCCATATGAATAACGGTATTAATCCCGTACTGTTCCAGCGTCGGGAAAAACACGTTTTTATAGAATTGCTCAAAATAATCGTGAAAAAATTTAGAACCTTTACGAGCACCGTAATGAGTGTCTGTAATAATTGCAACTTTCATTCAATATCGGAGTTTAATCTGAACATTCTCCTTGATGCTATTATAGTCGGAATAGTTCCCGCCGTCAATCTGGTTATCATCCACGAACACTTCATCGTATCCAGTTTTCTCTAGAATCTTGTTCTTAATCTCCAACTGACGCTTCTCCCTTTGGATTCTTCTCAAAAATGCGTAGTGAATAATTTGAGTAAAGTATGCAAAGGGGTTTGTTGATTTTGCTGGGTCAAAGTTATGAATATACTGAACACAATTTTCAATTCCATCAGAAATCATATCATCAATAAAAATGTAATTGATGAAGTTTGTTTTATAAGATAAATGTGTCGCAATCTTTAAAAAACATTCTCCAAGGTAATTTGGGATTGGTGGTTTTCCTTCCCAATGCTTACCTCTTTCTTGCTTTGGTAGAGTCTTTAAATCTACATCGAACTTTTCTTTATACGAAGCTTCTACACTCTTTCTATAAAGAACCATTGCTTCCAAAAGTTCTTTATTATTGACGTAGTGCTCCGATCTTTTTCTTTTTGTCATTATCGGAGTTGGTTCGGATTGGATTATCTTCACATTTGTAGTAGAAATCATAAAATACTCAAATATATATAAAGTTAATTATATCACCGAACAATAATATTCACAAGACTTGACACAGGTAGTTATTTTGATGTATACTGTGCCTTGTCACCAATGATGAATATCAATTAGCTATTATTATAGAGTTTCTCTAAGAGTTCTTTTGCTTCACTTACACTAGAAATATAACCTTGTTTTCTAGATAGATTTGGTTTACCACTTTTAAAGTTATTGAGTTTTCTAGAAAATTCTTGATGCATCATAATAATATCAATATCACTAGATTCTGACATTGTCAGTACTTGATCCATATCAATAATAAACATATCTTCTCTAGTTGTTTTTAACCAAGGTTCTACCTTATATCCAGAAGATCCTTTTCTAGTAGTTATTTCAGATATTTGAATTGGATTAATGAGAATCAAATAATATCTATCTTCTTCCTCAGATGCCATTACTCTGGCAAATATCTCTTCACTTGTTTTTAATTTAATTGTTGCATAAAAGTCTTCTTCCATCATTTTTTTATATGCTGATTGTGATTATTTCGTAATTAAACTGCTCTTCATTATAGAGTTTTATTCTTTCAATGAAATGGTTTAATGTGTAGTTTTTCTTTGAGTTATAAGTACAATCATCAGAAATATCATAAAGAACTGCTTTCTCTTTATTTGAACCTTTTCTCAATACTCTTCCTATTGATTGTAAATTTCTAATTTTTGATTTGCTAGGTGATGCAAAAACTACATTATGTAAATTTTTGATATTAATTCCTGTAGAAAAAACTCCATAAGAAGCGACTATAATAGCATTATTTTCTCTCTCAGTAATTTCTCTAACTAATTCTCTTTCCTCAGTATTAACTCCACCGTGAACAAAAAATACTTTTTGATTTTCGTTCTTATTGCTATTTATTAAATTGAAAAGTGGTTCTCCGTGTGCTTCAATTCGAGAAAATAAAATCAAAGTATTTCCCTTTAGATCTAAAGCAAGGTTCTTGATGAAATTATTTCTTTTTTCATGACCTATAATATATTGAATCTCATCTTCAAATACATTAAATCTTTGAGGGGGATGTTTTAATACAATACAATTAATATCTAACTTTGAAACATGACCTTGTTTCATCAACTCAACAGTTCTAGTGATTTTATAAGAAGGACCGAATACTCCTTCCAATACCCACTTATGAGTTTGAGTTCCATCTAATGTTCCAGTAAATCCAAATCTATATTTTGCGTGATGTAGATTTGACATTATCTTAATCAAAGACTTACTTTTAAAAAGGTGCGCCTCGTCTCCAATTACAACATTAAAATCTTCAAACCAACTTTTTTCAAGTTTGTAAATAGATTGCCAAGTTGTAATAACTACGGGACTCTTTGTAGTCCTTTCCTTGCCAGAATAAATTTTGTGACAATATGACTCAGCATCCCAACCGTAATCCTGGAAATCCTTGTACATCTGCTCTACCAGAGATGTCGTCGGAACAACTAGAAGAATTTTTTGCCCTTTATCCACATAATATCTTACGAGGGAATAAATCATCAGTGATTTGCCACTGGCAGTGGGGCTTATCAATAGTTTTCGATTATACCTTAACGCACTATATACTCCCTCGATTTGATAAGAACGAGGTTTATGAGTGCAAATAGAATGCATATAATCTTTTACACCTTCCTGTGAAATCTCTTCATTAACTTCAAACGGAAGACCATAAAACTTATTCTCTCTAAATTCGTATGTGTAATTATAAAGTTTTAATTTGTCAATAACCTTATCCAACAGTCCAACATATATCTCTCCAGTGTGGACTGAAAGAAGTCTTATTGTTCCATCCCAGTGACGATTTCTCATCTGAGGCATAAACTTTGCCCCCGGAACTTCGAAAGTAAAATGCACTTGCAGTTCATATAAAATATGAGGTTCACACTCTAACTTGATGTAAACCTCATTCTTTTTATGAATTATTACGTCACTCATAAAAAATAATAATATCTCTTAAGAGTATTTATTACCCCAGTCCAGATTGGAATCTCATATATTCTATAGAGTTTTTAATCTGATAAGTTCTGTTGTGAATCATTTTAAGAATATCTTCAATGTAATTTAGCATTACATCATAGTATTCAACCTTTAAAGATATTTGTGAAAGTTTATCATCTGCACTTAAATATCTTTCCATATCAGATTTGTCTCTGATTTTTTTGGGAAAGGGATCTTCAATATAAACATCAGGATCTGCTTTTCCGGAATAATATTGATGCCTTTCGTGTCTGATATTTCTTTTTTGTTGATCTGCTTTTTTTCTTAGTAAAATTATATTATTGTAAATGTCAAAATACTTAGCGTGTAAAACTGGAGTATTTAAAGATTCTGTATGAAGATTGTCAATATCCATCTTTGAATCTTTTTCCCACATTTCTTGAATAAATTCAAGATTAAAATTCATAAATTCTCTCCTTTCTTATCAACTATATTATACACCATATATTTAAAACTGACTTCTGCTGTCAAGTAATTAATATCATCATCAGTTGCATCAAACTCAAGAGTTGATAATGAGTATGGAAACATTGATTTAAATATTACTTGAAAATTTAAGTTTTGGTTACTATTCAAAATAATTAAAGTTCCATCGGAATATATATTCATTTCCGATTTATTTTGTCTTCTAATATTTACATTTTCTTTTTGCAAATCGTGAATCTGTTTAAGAGATTCTGGAAATCCTAATCCTCTCATCCAGTTTTGAATCTCCATATAATTTGATAGATCTTCATCTACTAAAAATCTTAGAGAGAAATCTCCAAAATCCATTTTATCTCCAGGAACTGGAATATCCTTGAGATAAGTTGGTTGATTAGCAACTCCTAAAGAAATATCTGGAATATTTGCGGAGTTTGCAAAAAATGCAACTTTAGGTGCTCTATTTAAGGTAAATCTAAATCCAACCGGAGCAAGAAAATTCCTATTTTCAATTTGTCCACTAAAAGGAGTTCTTGTCATTTTTTTCTAACTATTTAGACAAAAAAAAGAGGGCCGAAGACCCTCTGGAAGAAAAGTATAAACCTAATGGATCACATGAGGTTCTTAACTTGTACTCTTCTGTAGTATACGTTTGAGTTGGTGGAAAGTGCACCAAGTCCTCTTTGAGTACCCTCAGCGAATGGATTTGCGACCATGCCGTAGCGGGTCTTAAAGCCAATCTTAGGCTGGAAGGTGTTCTCTCCAACGGCACGAACCATCTGGAGGGGAACGTATGGGCAATAGAACAGACCAGCGTCATAAGGTGAAGAACCCTTATATCCAACGGTGTAGTACTGAGTACCACTTGTGTTTGCTGAATATGGGTCAATGTAAACGCGGAATTTGCCCATCAGAGTACCAGCAAAAGTATTGCCAGTATCATCTACGTTGAGGTTAGCATTGAGTGCTGGGGTGTAATCAAGAACACCAGCCATGCTCAGAGCGGAAGCAACGTCTGCAGAGCAGATGATTACGTTGCCCTTTCCTCTACGAGTTTGCTGAGCAATTGCGTTTGCATCGCGCTCGATTTGGAACAGAAGACCCTTGAACTTCTCAACACTCCAACGACCGTTTGAGTCGATGTCTAGGTCGAATACGCCAGGAGTAGCAACATTGTTTCTAGCACCAGGCTTAGCAACCTTGTAGATAGTTCTGATGACTTCACGGTTGATTTCAGCAAGAATCTCGGTTGAGAGAATGTTTGCTAATTCTGCTTCAGCATTCAGACCGTGAATTGCCTTGAGGTCTTGAGCAAGCTCAAGTGAGTACTCAGCTTTCAGAGCGCGTGACTTTGCTTCAACAAGAATCTTCTCGATTGAGAAGGACATCTCATTGAATGCACTGCCGCTGCCACCAAGACCTTCTGCTTCTTCAGTACCCATTCCTTGACCAGTTGTATAGTCAAGTTGGTCTGCAGTTGAAGTTGGATTCAGAAGTCCAGGATTGGTTCCTGTTTGTGGGGAAGTTGTACCCATACCAACAGAACCGTTTGTGAATCCTGATGACAGATCGTTTTCGGCATTCTGGCCAGAGAAAGCAGTATTTGCTTCGTTGTAGAATGCTTCAGTTGCGGTTGAAGGATTGCGGTTGGTTCCATAGGTGGAACGCATTGCGAAGATGAGTCCAGTAGGACCATTCATTGGTTGAACGCCTGCAACATCATAAGCGATGAGGTTAGGCATTGAGCGTCTGATTAGTGAAATCAGAACAGGGTCGAAACCAGCAACTGGACCTGAAGCGGTAGCGTCGGCACCATAGCCTGCATTACCCGATCCAGCACCTGGTGAAGCATTGCTTCCAGTGCTGTTTGTTGGTGTTTCGTACAGCATTCCCTGATTCTGGAATGCAGATTGCTCTCTAAGGAACTTTTCTTGGTTTTCGAGCAGGACAGCGGTTACAGCCTTTCTGTGTGAATCCTTGATTGAAT